GGCTTAAAGTTTGTCATCCCAGTGCCTGTGCCTTGAGCGCCTCTAGCATAAGCCAGTTCTCCACCTGCATTTTCTCCTTTTGCAAGATCTACAGAAGACTGTCTAGACCCTACGGAAATTTTAGAAGGTGCCGCAGGAGCTGCACCGCTTCCTCCGCCTTGGTAAGAGGTGCCAGAAATAATTGCTAACTGAGCAGCACCTATCGCGGCGGCCACGGCTGCAAAAGGCATACCTGCTGTTAAAGGACTTGCCGCTACTGATTTTTGTATTGCGGTTGCGGTTGCAACAATAACTTCAGCCATTTGCATTTTCTTATTTTGTTCAAATGCTTTTCGTTTTCTGGCTTCTTTCTTTTTCTCAAGAGCTGCGATTTTTGCAACACTTGCTGCAGACTTACCATCTCTTTTTTGCTCTGCGGAGATTTGCCCATCAATTTCTGCTATGGCTGCTTTAGATGCGGATTGCATCATTCCACTGATAGCTGTTATGGCAGTTGCTGCGGCTTCCAGACCTGCTCCTATCTTTTCTCCAGTAGTTGCACCCTTAGTATTCATTACATCGAATGCATTTGAAAAAGAATCTTGAATTGCAAATGCACCGTTTACAGCATTTTGAATTAATTCACCTTCAGGCCCAAGTTTTGCAAGTTCTCCTAACATTGGAGACATTTGAGCCTGTATTCCTTGATCTTTTAGTGCGTCAGTTGAAGAAGCTGCTGCCATACCACTACCTTGAGTATTTCCTTGTAAAGCTATATTTGCTTTCTGTTGCGCTACTTGTAGTAATTTTAGCTCTGTTTGTAGTTGTGCTTGTTTTACAGGGTCTCCTTCTTTTTGTATTTCTAGTTCTTTTGCCTTTATCGCTAGTGCTGCCGCTGCCGCTTCATTTTGCAATTTAAAGGTTTCTGCGAAAGTACCTCCTACTAAAGAGGACTTGGCCTGACTGATAGCTAAAGCTTCAGACGCAATTCGTAAGTCTTTAAGGTTTTTCAAAAACTGCGTAGATGTCATAGTTGGACCAGAAAAAGCTGCCTCAAAGTCTGCAAGAGCTTTTGTAGCTGCTTTACTGTCTTCACCAAATATAGCTTTAAATGCATCGGAAGTTGTAGCCGCTGTGCCCCCTAAAGCTGCAAGTGCGAATTCTGCTTGTACTAAATCTCCGGCTGAAAGTGCTTGATTAATATTTTGAATACCGTCTTTCAAAGCACCTAGACCGCCTGTGGCAGCTTGTGCGGATGTTTCAATATTTTTAATAGCTTCTAAATTAGTTAGTTGTTTTTGTACTTTTTTTCCGTTTTCTACTACCTCGACAAAGACTCCTGACATAGCATCAGGTATTCCTTGCATAAGCTTCTCCACCTTTGGAGATAAAGCGCCAACTTGTGCAAGCTCTTTTCTAATCAGTGCTATGGCATTTGCTTTTTTATCTGGATCTTTAACTCCCATGGCATCTTCTATTTTTGAAGAAATACCTAAAGTTGCAAGACCTGTTGCTGCAGAAGTTTCTTTTTTCGCACCTTTTTGTTTTGCCACACCAGATGCAATATTATCTAACTCTGTTCCTACTCCTTTTATAGCCTCTTTCAAGTTATCATAGGCGTCTGCTTCTTCCGCAGCAGCTACTCGTCGATCTTGAAAACCTTGTAAAGCAGAGCCGAAACCAGATTCTTTAAAAGACCCTGCTAGGTTTATGGTAGAGTCTGCGAGACTTGACATAGCATCAGTAGCTGCAGTACTGTTAGCATTTAGATACCCTATTTCTTTAAAACCTGGAATGAAGCTCCCTACTTTATTAAATCCCATAATAAGTGCATTAATCATAGCTTTGTAAGTATTGCCAATGCCATCGATTAGCGTTCCTATGCCTTTCATTATTGCTTTAAGAACAAAATCAAGACCTTTAAGAATACCCATTACAATACTCATAGGTGCTTGTAGTAGTTGTTGCCCTATTTCTAGAACCATCATAAATGCACCTATGACGCCTGCCATTTTCATGGCTTTATTCGCCATTTTTCCAGCTACAGCAGCTCCACGTCCAATTGCCGCAAAAGCACGTGTACCAGCAGCTTTTACCTTCATATAATGTTTCTGGGCTGTGAGAGTTAATCCTTTATATCGCATTTTCATTTTCTTAAAGAAACTCATTTGATGTTTATCAGATTTATCAAGAGCTGTACGCAAACTACGAACCTGCTCAATTGCAACACCTTTAAATACACCTTTTGCTATTTTTCCTGTTTTCTTATATTCTGCTTCTGCTTTTTTAAGAGTTGATTTGAGTTGTCCTATTTGTTTAGGATCGGTAAGTTGTCCTGTTTGAGCTTTCTTCACAAGTTTAGAAGTTGAACCTTCCATACCTTTTGCAGCACCTTGTATTGACTGTCCTTTAGCTTCTTCAAGTTTTTTCTTTGTTTTATCTAGTAGTTTATTATAGGCTGCTTGTCGTCGTGCTGCTTTATCTGCAGAAGCGGCGGCAGTCTCTTGAAAGTCTTTAAACTTTTCTTTAATTTCCCCAACAGGTATCATTGCTTTAAGAATAGAAACAGATAGAAGCCCGAAAACAGCAATTGCGGATACAGCACTTCCATTAATTATTTTTGCAAGCCCTTCAAATAGTGGCATTATAAAGTTTGTACCACCTTTTATAATGTCCTCAAAAGTTTTTGATAAAGTTACAAAAGGATTACTCTTACCCTCCATAGACCCAAACATACTATCTAACTGACGCTGAGTCTCGATTAATACGGCTTGAGATCTTTCAAATGCAGTAAGTTCTTTTGCACTCTTACCGATGGCTTCACCATATTTTTTAGTAGCAGTTTCTAAGCGTAGAGTAATACCTAATTCATCTAAAAGTTCTGGTTCTGCTTTTGAAGCACCACGAATTAGTCGATCAAAAGAATCTTCAAAGTTACGCCCTAATGCCGCAGAGGCCTTTCTTGCACCTACTGCCAAGTCTTCTAACTGCTTGGGAGAAAATCCTTTGGCAACACCAATAGCTGCGGCTTCTGCCGCTTCTCTGAAACCAAGCATGCCACCACTAGCCTCTCGAAGACCTTTAGTAATAGTTTGTAGTCCTAAACCTGTATTTTTTGCATACGAGACCTGTCCTTCTTCCAGAATTTTTACATCTGCGGCTCGTTTAAAAAAGTTGAATGCTGCGGATAACGCGAATACGTTTGCAGCGAGAGTAGCATAGGCAGGTACTAACCCGCCTGTGATACCTTGTGACATTTTAGAGAAAGACTTCGTAGTGTTAGAAGTCATGTTTGCCGCACCTTTTAAGTTACGGTCGGCGCTTCTAGCACTTTTACCTAGCTTATCGACTTTATCGGAAGCTTTATCAGCTTCTTGACCAATAGCCTTTAAGCTGCCATCTTCCATGACTTTAAACTTGACTGTTATTGTGTCTGACACTATGACTTTCTCTTTAGCTTATCCCTCTCTCTTCTTAATGACTCGGAGGAAGACTTGATAGCTCTTGATTCTAGATAGGTTAGAATCTCTAAAAATAATTCTGTATTTTCTATTCCATACATTTCAATGTAAAAAGGTAAATTAGTAAAATCTTTACCCATATAGCCTATATCAGGATACATTCTATCCCCTAAAGAGGAAAAAGTATTTAAAGCTAGTATTGCTATCTCAGGAAAGTCGTTAATATCTGGAGGCATTTCTTCCGGATCAGGTTCTTTCCCGAGTTGTTCGCACATTTTTAAATAACGCTCTTGCGTCATTTTTCCTTCGCTACTTTTGAAGTACTTTTCTAGCTGGCTTAGGAGATGGCTTTGTTGTTCCTGTACGAAAGTTATCTAAATCAAAGACTACCTCATTGAGCCATGTATCAAATTCAGTGGATGAAGAAACTAAAGTTTCCGCATTATCTTCAGAATATTCTAGCTCACTTCCTGGGTCTTTATCACCTATGTCAACCAGTAGTAGAGTTTCTAGATGCTCTAGGCTTAGGCCTTTCCAACTTTTGATTACTGATTTTGCAAATTCAGATACAAACTTATCTTCTTCTAATTCATCAATAGCTTGTCTTGTTTTTCTATCAAACTTTGTAGTAGTACATTTTTTACGAAGACCTGTAAGTTCTTTTCGAGAAAGGTTTACTACTTCTACTTGAAAACCTTCTAATCCAGGGAAGTCGAGCCAAACTGCTTTGGTATCGACCATTAATTGTTTTAAATCCATCATTGTTCCTTATAAGTTATTAAATTTAATTTTGCTACCAAGATCGGTAGGATTATCATTCATTTTCCAATCGTATGACTGTGTAAATACGTCCAAAACATCATTTCTGTTTGTAAAAGCACAATTTGTTAAATCAAATTGAAATCCTGTTGTTGCGCTTTCACCTGCTTTAATTACAATTGGGGCTCCAGTTTTCCATTGTTGAGTATCACTATTAAAATTACTTTGTACATACTGTCCGATGGAACCTGAAAGAATTCTTTTCTTCAGTGTGAAATTAGAGGGGTACATTGAAGTTGCAGCATTTGTAACATTCAATGCATCATTGACAGTCAGATAGGGCGTCCATTCTATTTCATTTTGCAGCTCTACAGAAACTTTATAAACACCTTCTGTGAGAGCTGTAGAGTCAACGCTTACTGACAAATAATCAATACGCTGGTGCGTACTACTAGCAGATCGAGTAACTCTTCCAGAAGTAGGAAGTGCAACTCCTTTTACTAATCTTGATGCCTGACCTTGTATGCCTAACTTGAGATTCTCTAATTTCTCAATTATGAATGTCCCATTTGTTATAACACAATTATCTAGTCTGTAGGTATCATTTGGTAACTTTATATGCAGTGTAAAAGTATTTAAAGTATTAGTTCCTGTTTTATAGTCTACTAATAAATCCTTAACTACTGCTAAATCATTCTCCGTAAGAGCAGGAACTGTAAAATCAAAACTAGCAGGATTTGCTTTTTTGATGTTTGACGCTTCATGCATCTTATGTTGTTCATGTACAGTTTTTTGAGCATACGTACTATCTGTAAAAGTTTGGCTAAACTTAAGATCTTCTGTTACATCGAGTCTTAAGGGGTAGTTATTATTCCCTATAGTTTGATTATTATAGATTCTTAAATCAGAGCCTGCTTGTCCTGACCAAGCTGTTCTATGGTCTGCAGATTCTTGTGTACCGTCTGTATAACCTGCGATACCATCAAAGCCTTTTAACCAGCCTCCTGCATTTCCTCCACTCCACTGAGTCATGTCCCCGTCAGTAGTAACCTCAGATAGCACTAACCTATTGTCTATCCAGAATTTTACAGTTCCATTACCTGGACTAAACTCCCATGCGACTGTATGCATTTTACCATCAAATTCTGGAATATCGCTTACAGGTATATTTGCTACAACTCTAGTGGCATTTGTTTCTGTGGAACCTGCTGTCCCTGTCCCTGCTCTCATTTGAAAAGTAAGAACACTATTTAATGTTTTTACGCCCAACCAAAATCCGGAACCAGTTCCTCCATGTTCTGCTAAACACTCTTGCCCATTTGAAAAACTAGAAGGAAGTACAACTTCTCCTGCCATTAACACGTTTAAAAGTCTATTTGCATTAGAAAAAGAGCCTGATGTAGTTATACTTGTATTCGGAGCTAAAGTATTAGATACAGTCATCCCACTTTCAACATCATAATTAGTCGCAAGATAAATTTCTGCTTGTTTTTTGAAATTGTAAGTAGCCATGATTCTCCGCGTAATAAAAAGGGGTCCAAAAAAGACCCCTTCTTAACTTTTTCTATCTCCATATTATAGTCCAAGAGACCATAAATGTCAAGAATTATTTTTTGTTATCTTACTCTACTATAGGTCTGGTCCTTGATAAGTAATGACTAATTCATCTGTGCTGTCGATATCACCGCCTAAAGCGTGGAAATTAACTTCCAAAGAAATTACATCATCAATAGAGTGTGTAGGTACTTCTAAGTGACAGTTTGGCATATCAAATTTTATGAAAGGAATAGTACCGCCGCCCACTTTAAACTCAAGATCAAAATCATGTGTAATAGTAGATTTATCTTCCACTAAAGACTTAAATAAAGCCATGCTGCTATTACTCTCATTAGATAAGTAACAAGTAAATGTACCTCCAATAGTACGAGTACCTGTTACATGTCCTAAAGGAGTATTTACTTGAGCAAGAGTTTCAGGAGTTAAATAAGTCATATTATTAGAAATAGTAATACTACCTCCTGTCAAAGTCAAGGATTGCGCTGTACCACCAGAATCTGCTGCTACTAACTGAGTTAAACGGTTACGAATAAAGTTAGTAGTAGTAGTTGTACCTTCAGTAATTGCAGCAGCAACATTAGGTATAGCTGAAACTTCACTAATTTCCGTACCCATACCTGACCAGTTAAGAGTAGTAATACCATCAATATCAAAATCAACACCTACTTCATTTACACAACATTTTGCAATTTTGTAAATTTCATTTCCACCATTAGTACCTGCTGTAGCACCTAATTGAAAGTAAATGTTTGCAGTACCTAAAGTTGCTTTATTTGAAGACCCAAAACCAACTTGAAGATTAGTACCTGTTCTGGTAAAACCAGTAAAAGTATTTCTGTTAGCAGTAGTACCTACTAGATTTACAACAGCTTTATAGTCTGCTGAAAGGTGAGCTTGTGTTAAAGTATTAGTACCGTTTGAACCTGCAGTAACAAAGCCTGCATTAAGAGCAGCAAATACTGCTTCTTTTGTTAAAAATAGTTCTTCGTCATCTTCGTAGCCTGAACCTGTTTCAGTATCTAAAACCAGGGTTAAAGCACCACTAGAAGCAGTATAAGAAACTTTGAGGAGTGCACCACTACCACTACCATTAGTAGTAGTAACAAGAGCAGCTGTTTGTAAATTAGAAGTACCAATTCTATTTGCAGCACCACTATTGCCTGCTACAATACCATCAATACCCGATACACCACCAGTAGATGCACCTGTAGTATATGCCGCATCTCCTACTGTCATGGCCCAAAGTACTTCTTCTACAGCATGTTGGTCTCCACTAAGACTTGATGCGTCTCCTGTACCACCGCCGCCTGCTGACCCAAAAGGTCTAGCATAGCTAGAAAAACTCCACTCTGCCGGAGCAAGAGAGTCATTAAACATTTTACGACCACGACGACTAGCGTTAGTCGTGTTCACCATTTCATTCAGAGTTATCTCTGAACTATTTGTTGCTTGAGAAAACGAAAATCCATCTAAGACAGGAATCTCAAAAATTGCCTGCTCCGCACCGCTAGAGTTTAGAGGCGCAACGTAGACTTTCGTATCTCTGCTAAAAAACATATTATCAGCCATAGTTTATCTCCTATGTATCTTGAAAAGACAAGGACGTGAACTTTTGTTCGTGCCTGTATTTTCTAGTATCGAACCTCTATTTGTAGCTCTCCTACTCCTAAAGGTTCTAGTACACCTTCGTCAGTGTCAACACTAACGATAGTGATTTGTTGTGTATATTGAGTCGTACCCGTACGATCCTTATACTCTAATCGAGAGTTTGTTTCCAGTACAGTCTCTACGTCTTCTAATAACTCGTCGAGTGCTAGTACTGAATCTTCATCTTGTACATAACATCTAACTGTTACAGACAGAAATCTGTCTTTATAACCGCCTCCTTGATACTCTCGAGTTTCGGAGCCAGCATTTAGGTGAATTGCAGGAAATTCCTCCACTTCATCCCAAAATTTAAGTCGGGGAGATACGTTTCCTACTACATCAGATAAAAACGCTCCTGTTCCATTTATACCTTCGAGTTTTTCTACAAGAGCTTCTACAATTCCTAATCGTCTTGTTGTGTATGCTCTGCTCATTATACTCTCCTGGTAAATAATCTTCCGAGCATTATTTCAGTTGCTAATTCTCGAATAGATCTATCAATAAGTTTTCTTGGGTCTCTTTCAGGTGTTGCCCAGTTACCTTTATTACCTACTTCGAACACTTCATAAGGATCTTTTTGATAAGTATATCCTATACTAGGAAATCCTTTGCGTGTTTGCACTACATCTGTTACTTTTACACTACTTGCAAATCTTCCTGTTCTATTTTCTAGTGCCGGTGCTTGCATATTTTCTCTAACTTTACTAGGTAGCTTTTTATTTAACTCTGTCATGATGTAGGTTGCTTGAGTTGCTGCGGTTAACCCTCCCCCTACTGATCTTGACTTTTTTATCTTACGCCTACCCTTTACTGTATTAGTATTCTTTTTAGGCTTTTTCATTGCTTTTGTATTTTTAGCATTCTTTTTAATATTTTTTCCTGCTTTTACTGTTACTCCAGTTTCATCTTTAAAAGAATTTAATACTTTTTGTCTAAGGGTTTTTTCGTTTAACTCCTTAAAACTATCTGAACCGCCTAACTCTGCTAAAGGCTTAGCTCCTGGTCTGTTTAGTGTTTCAAGTGCATGCTTTAATGCTTCTTTTAATCTTCTTCTCTGTTGTCCAACTGCACCACCAGATTTAGCATTTGCTCTTTGAGATCGTAACGAAATAATCATCGTTTGATCAGAACTATTTCTTATAAGAGATAAGTCTAGTTTTTGAGTCTTCATCCAGGCTTTGAAACTTGCTTCACTTATTTTCTCTTGATCCATTAAAGCCAAATCTACCGCTTCTTTTATTTGTGTTTCAGTAATACCTTTTAAGTTAGCATGCTCTAAGTTCCAAAACCTTGCAGCAGGTATATCTTCTACTTTTATATTCTGTAAAACTTTTTTTATACTCTCTGTAAGAGCTTCTGCTACAAAATGATAATTCGCATCGTAAGCATTCGTACACTGCTTGTACCTGTTTGGGCCTGCGGGCAAATCTACTTTAAGAGTAGAAGGCGTATAGCTTATCAATTTTACTTTTGGATCTCTCTGAGTTAATTTATCTATTTCCAGTTTTGTTTGGCGAATAAGTTTTCTTACTGCAGGATCTGCTCCTTTTAAAATAGAATTAATTTGTTTTCGTGTTATTCCCTCAAAATTCTTCTCTAGCCTATCTCGAACACCTTTTCGTATACCTCTTCGGGATACCTCAAATAAGGTGTGTCTATAGTTTGCTTTTTTAGCTCTATAGTCGTCAGAGCTCATCTCTAGTTCAGCATCCAATACGCTAAGAAAAGCTATCTGATCTTGTACACTCATTAGAAGTTCTTATAAAGATCTAATACTCTTTTAATATGGTCAGGGAACGCAACGTTGTTTCTCTGACTTGAAGAGCTTTGATTCTGTATGCTCGCACCCGCAATGGTTTGACGTGCTTTGTGCTCGTCTTTTACATAATAAGTAATTAAATCAATTACTGCTAATTCTAAATCAGCAGGGCATGAAGCATATCCTGCATGATAGCTTATCTCTACAGCACCTGGACCGTTTGCCCAGTTCTTTGCTGAACCACTTGAATTTACCCTATAAATACTATCTGTAGCTAAATCGACATAATAGTCTTGGTTAGCTACAAGAGTAATATAAGCAGAGGCTAGATCGTCTCGTTCTTTTACAGTACCTACGGTTAGTACAGGACTTTCTGTAAGCTGTACGATGTTTGAAGCCCAGTTGATACTAAGAGTTTCGGTTTTTGTAGCTACTCCAGTATAGTAGGTAGTTATACCATTTGCACAATAAGTTCTTACTAATTGACTCACACGAGCAATAATAGACTCTATCTTAGAATCGTCTTTCGTAGACTGAATTCCTTCTGCTATTTTATATCTAGATAGTGTTATTAAATCTGCCATAATTTTATAAGTCCATTAGTAAAAACTTGGGGGAGGCGAACCTCCCCGAAGTTTAAAAGTAAAAGTATTACTATTAGTCAGCTGTTTCAGTAAATGCAATTCTGAATGCTGCGTTAGTGCTACCAACCGTTTGAACAAAGCCAAGAGATTGAGAAGCAACAAGTGCAGTGCGCTGATTCGCAACTTCGTAATCTGTCTCAATAGACACACCACGTAGACGTGGAATTACGAAAGAGTTACGGTTAACAGCGATTGCCGCAGTGTTTCTGATTGATGAACTATCAGTCTGATCAATATCTTGACCAGTTAATAGATCACTAACAACTACAGGTGAACCGTAAACAGAGCCTACAGTACCAGTAATCTTAGTAGCAAGCTCGGTGCCTACTTCTGAGATATCAGTAAAGCCGTTACCAGTGTCGTCTGACATTAGATTATGATACTGCTCTGGACTTACAATGTAAGCAACATCAGCAGGATTAACACCATAAGAGCCAAGCTTCGAACGAGCGTGTAGCAAGTTGTTTACTTTCAATGAAGCATTTTCTGTAGAACCAGTAAGAAGGCCGTCACTTGCTGTAGCTGGGGGCGCACCGGCATAACCAGTAGCAGAACCAGTAACAGCTCCACCTACACCTACTAGACCTTTGTTAGCAGTGCCATAACCATATAGACAAGCATTATCAACTGCTCGTGCGTGAGCACGTGCTAGAGATGCTGTCAACATTGGGATAAGGCTAAGAACTACTTGCTCGTCAGTGTCTGCTGGTAAGAAAGTACCGGAGATTAGACGCTCAGCGTATGCAGTTACTGAAGTCACAGGGAAGTCAGTACCGTTGTTCACATCTTTCGCACTCAATACAGAGTTGTTAGAAGTGTTCAAGCCAGTGCCTTGGAAACGAGCCATGTTAGTATCACCAATTACTGGAAGAATAGTTGCGCCTGAGCTTACAGGAAGCTCACGGAATAGGCCCGCAACTTGTTGTGCAAGACGTACGTCTTCTTCAAAAGTTTGTGAAATTAGAGTATCGATAGCTTCGTTGGTGCCGTTATTAGCAGTGTAAGAAGTATTACCAGCTTTTTCAAATACAGAACGACCGTATTCAGTACCTTGAATACCTTTACCAGTAATTTTACCAAGTACGTGAGCACCTAGGAAATCACGTCCGAAAGACGAAAGGTCTGAGCCACGATCAGAGAAAGATTTCTTGCTAGTTTGCATAGCTTCGATTTCTGCTTTTTTCTCTTCAAGTTCTTTTTGGAAAGAACCAATTACATCCTGTAAGTTTGCGTCTTTTTCGGCTAGTTTAGCTTCAACGTCGCCCATAAGTTTTTCAATACCTGATTCTACACCAGAGTTGATAACTGTTTTAATTGATTGTGCTTCTAAAGCTTTCGCTTCTTCTGCTTCTTGAGCTGCTTTAGCGGTGGCTTCGTCAGCTGCTTTTTGCTCGGCTTGCTTCATAGCAATCTTAGCGGCAGTGTCTTCTGCTACTTTCTTTGCAAAAGCTTCCAAGTCGATGTTTTGATTATCCATCTTGATCTCCTGATCTGCGGATTTCTCCGCGCTTTTCGGTGTGTCACTAGCTACGCTAGAAGTATTAACTTCGTCTTTAGCCAGAGACTGACCGGCTAGATCTACACGATTTGTGAAAGTTTTTTTGAATTCTTCGTACTCTTTATCTGAGTCAAAAGACTTCGCGAGCGAAAAAGTAGCTGACTGATTGCATGGTACAGATACTACCGATACCTCAAACAACTCAGCGTCCTTAATCATTAGTCCGTCGGTTTCCTTTAAGTAATCAGCGTCCTTGACTCGAAAACCAACAGAAAAGGCTCCAAGAACACCGTCTTTAACTAATTGTGCAACATTAGCAGGCGCAGCCTTACTAATTTTACATTCCAGTTCCAAGCCATCGGGACCAGCTTTCAACCCCGTAGCTCTACCAATTGGCTTGTCATAATCGTGATTAAACAAGATAATTGGATTTTTTTCAAAATTTGATAATCCACCTTTAGTCCAGGCTTCTGCTGAAATGGAATCACCCGCGCGATCAAAGTCAGCTGTACTAGCCATTCCTCGTATCATTACAGATCCATCGTCTGCTTCATGAGACTTAAATGTGGATGTAAGATTAAATAACTTATTCATCTTTACTCTCCTTTACTTTAGCAGGCTTAACCACTAGTGGTTTAGCTGGTGCTTTTGGCTTTTTAACGGCCGGTTTAGGCTTAGGCTTAGGCTTAGGCTTTAAAGCTATAACTTCTTTTGCCAAAGGCCCTAATTCTAATTCTTTTAACATTTTTTCATAGGTTCCAAACATAATATTAATAGACAAAACTGTTTGAGGTTTTTTGAGTTTGGATACCTCTGAGTACTCTTGCTCTGTCATTAATTTATTACATTCTATGAAAAACTTTGATAGCTGTCGTATTTTTATATTTCTCGCTATTCGTCTTTTCTTTGCTATCATTCTTCTTGTGTTTCCTCTGGTCGACCGCCTTCAGACGGATTAGCTGCAGAGCCTGCTATGTTTGCAGGTACTCGTATATCTTCTGCCTCTTCTCTAGCTTCGTAGCCTAACGCTTCACGAGCTTCGTTTGGAGAAATAATACCACCATTTACTAGTGAAGTGTAAAATGCTGCACTATCACGTAGCTCTGGTTGTAAAGCAGGAATATTTGTAATATCTTCTTTGCACTCGAAACCAAAGTATCGAGTAGTTGCAAAATTAATTTTTCTAACTATAGGTAATATAGTCTCCAAATAGTAAAGTCGTAAATTGGGACGAATATTTGCATTATTACCTGAATCCAATAAAATTGGAGGGATTCCAAGTGCTTTCAAAATGATCTTTTCATTCTCTGTAATTGCACTTTGAAAATCTAATTCTTTAAAATTTATTTTTGTAAGATTATCAACTTCTAATCCGCCATCTAATATAAGAGGTCGCTTACCTCCAGTATCTGGACGGTATCGAGTTTGCCAAGATACCATCATACGTTCTTTAATTTTCTCTGACAAGGTGTTTGGAGACTTAAGTACTAAACCTGGAACTGCACCATTCTTAAAGAAGTTATCTTGAAAAGCTCTCATAGAGGCCATCAAGTTCATTGTACGCATAGCAGGTTTTAATCTAGGAACTCCTCTGTAAATAGAGTGAAAGGAGTTGTCTTTAATATGTATAATTTCATTAGTAGTAAAAGTAGTATCATTAAGAGTATACTTTTCTACATAAGTATCTTTATCAGCATGAATCTGTACTTTATCTGCCGGTAGATGGTACATATGAGCACCATCAAAGTAAATAAAGATGTTTCCATCAAGTATAAAATCAGTAACTAAGTTACGGCGAAAAGTGTTAATATCTTGAAAGGGGTTAGGTTCTTTATTTAAGAGAAGCTCTACTTTTGATCTCTTTATGCCTTTTATAACACCTCGTTGAGTATTGGGCAGTACAAGAGTAGGAATCTCAGCAACATCATCTACAATCATATTCACGCCACGATTTACAATTTCTAGATCTTCGTATGCTCGCTCATAAGAAACGGTAGGCTCTCTAGTAGAAGCTACATTCCCACCATCAAGATATTGAGCAGGATTCAACTTCTCTTCGACATCAACAGGTTTTTTACTAAAAGGATTATACCAAGCCATGTTTTTCTCTTTGAATCTTTACCCAACGCATCTGCTTTGTAGCTGTAGTCAGTGCTGGATCTTTACCGTAAATTGAATGAAGTTTCAAATGATGAGTATGACACAAAGTAGCTGTGTGATCATAGAGCTCAGCATGATGATCTTCTATAAAATCATCCCGAAGTGCTTGAATGTACTCGGGATTGTGATTGTTATCTTTTATCCATTTGTTTAACAATGGTGTGAGACTGTAAAAGTGGTGAAAGTCTAACTGCTCTGTTGCACCACAAATCTCGCAAGAGGAACCCTTCTCGTACTTAGATTTTGCCTTGTCTCGTACATACTTTACAATATCACGTTTTAACTTAGGCATTTTCCTCTGGTTCCTTTATTTTTCATTTAAAGAATTATATCTAGTTTAAGCTAACTTGTCAATAACTATTTTTGAGCTGGTATCATTAGAAGGATACATTTGAGAT